AAACATAATATCAGTAGAGTGCCATTTTACTTGTTGAAGTTTTGTACTTGTTCTAATACGAATAGATGCACACCACCCTATATCTGAAACACTACGCCATGATTGAGAAGTGGATATTGTTCCAGCCCAAGACGATACATCCCAAGTCGCTGTATCCCATTCTGCTCCAGTAGTAGATGCTGCTGTAGGTGTGTAACTAGAAGTGCCATCAGTAAAATCAACATCAAAGCCTATTCCTACAGGCAAATCTGCATCACTACCCATAACTGGTCTTATCGCTGTAAATCTTTTGGGTGAACCTCTCCCACCGAAATATACAAAAGCTGTTTTTGCAGACGCTTCTATATTTTCATTATCATCACTTGTTCCATTATCTCCTTGAAATATTTTAGTATCACCACCAAAATATAAAACACCATTTAAAGTTGCCCAACAATAAGAATTTTGTCCTGTAAATTTTCCCCATGCACCAGTTGTTAAATTAACAACATATTGTACGAAACTTCCTGCTGTACTATCAGGAACATTAAATAATCCATATTGTCCTTTTGGGTATAAAATAGCTTCCCAACCAAATTGATCTCCAAAATTATTAACGGCTGTTGCAATACTACCACTAATTTTATCAGATATTGCTACCGCAGGGGCATTTTCTCCTGTAACTAATGTTTGTGATAATGGCATAAATCCTTGCTCTGTTATCAATACTAAATCAGAATTTACATTAATTAAACATCTCTTTCCTATAGGTCTTGCTAATTTAAAAGTACCGACTATTGACCATTTAGTAGCATCTGACGGATCAGAACCTGTATATATTGCTGCTTCCCCATGATTAGTTACAAATACAATATAATCATCAGGACCACTACCACCATCTCTAGTCCAAGTGCCTATAGCTTGTATATATCCCCCCATATTAAAAATACTGCCTAAATTAAAAGTAGCAACAGCCCCAGCTATACTATTAATAGGCAAATAACCAAAACTTAATGAATTATTAATACAGAAAAATAATCTTTCTTTAAAAACTGTAACATTATTAAGAGTTGTACCTGTAACACCACTTAATGTAGGTGTAGCCCACGCACTACCATTATAATGTCTTGGTGCATCTTCTCCATTTACTATAAATAAATATCCACCACCAGATATTGTAAAATTAACATGCTGAAATTGTGCATTACTTAATGATGTAACTACTGCACCACCTACTGAACCAGCACTTGTAACATCATAAATATTAGCACCACTAGCTGCAAATAATTTGTTTGTCGCACCAGAAGAATATGCCATTAAAGATTGTACGCTACTAGGTAATCCTGTTACATGACTTGTATAACCATTTCTTACAGCAACATCTGTACTGCCCGGAAAGAAATTATCTAAACGAATTGCATCTTGTTCAGCCATCATATCAACAGCATCTCTAGTATTCAAACCACCGATTGGTGCTGGAATAGAAGTTCCTTGTCCTGTAGGTTGAAACATCATATTCATTTATCTATACCCTTGATTTCTTCTTAATGTTGCTACTATTCTTCTCATTTCTTCTTCTTCTGTTTTATCATCTAACATCATTCTTTTTCTGCCATACATATTCGCATTTCCACCAACTCTACCTACTTCTTTATCTGGCACAGTATATGTAGGCATTGATAACTTTGCAGGAGCAGGAATTGTGTAACTTGATGGACTAAATGGTTTTCTATTTGCTTCTTCTTTTTCTCTATCTCTTACTACTGTATTTCTTTCAGGGTCTGCCATTGAGTCTTTTTGTTGATTTTCTCCTATTTCTGCCATAGAAAGTGGCTCATCTTTTAAAACTCTACTTAAAAGCCTTCCTTCTGGATCATAAACTGGATTAAGCAAACTTTGTGCTATATCCTGCCAACTTCCTGATTCAGGATTAGCTCCAAAAAGCTCATCTTGCCAATACCATTCATCTTCCATAGCCATTATTTTTTACCTTTATTTGTTTTACCATAACCACTTGCATAAGCTGCACGCCCTTGTGCTGTAGCTTTGGATTTAGTTTTATAAACTTTTCCTTTGCTACCCCATTTATAACCACCTTTTGTTTTTGTAACTGGCATTATAAAGTATAATTCCCTTCTGGTTCATTAACTGGGAAATAAAATCTTCTCCCACCACCCATTCTTAAAATAGATTTTGCTCCATCTTTTGCCTGTTTTTCGGCTACTTTAATTTGATATTCTTGAAGCTGATTATCATAAGGCAATCCTTTTTGTTTTAAAAATCTCCATATTACACCCATAGTAATAATATCTTCATCTAATATGGTAGTGTTACTATCGGCTGCATAACTATCAGCATTTGCTGAACCATCTCCTGTTGTGTCTACCCAATTTTTCTGTATATATTCAAAAAATAATTTTTGTCCTGCTGTAGGAGTTGGGTTTAATAATAATTTATTACCTCTTATTCGGAAATAATTAGTTACACCATTAACTACTATTCCTTTTAATCTTTGCCATTCTGTATTATTTAATGGACCATAAAACTTTCTATTTGTTGTTCTATTCCACATAGTATCATTAGAAAATCTTAAAAAATCTGTTGCTATACTGGTCATAGCACCTTGATCCTCTTGTGCTAATAAAGTATGTTCTTCTTCTTTTATTAAAACTTGCCAGTCATAACCAGATACTAAATTCTTTCCTTCTCTATCGGCTGCTGCCAATAATTGTATAACTGTTGTGTCCGTTGAACCAATAACAGCACTTGGAGATGGAACTCCTATTTCATTTGCTGCATCTTGGCATATTGTTAATAATGTCATGAGCCAACTACCTGTAATGGTTTAATATCATGTTTTTTCATTAAAAATTCTTTAGCTTCTTTTCTATAATCTAATGTGCCTTTGCCTAAACCATGACAAGCACCATCAGATAATTCTGCTAATTGTTCTACACATTCTACCCCTTCTAACTTTAATGCGTCTATTTTTCTTTTACTCATACATTCTAATATATCTAAATTTGTTGTTTTTATTGTTTTAGCTGGACTTTTATCTTTATAGAAAGATGCCCATTCTTTAGGAAAATCTTTTTTTAATTGTTCTGATTTTTCTGATACTTTATAAATTACGGAATTAGGATCGCCTATTAATTTTAATTCTACTAAATCAATACCTTCTTCTGATTTATAAAAAGTTGCTCTTAAATTAGACATTTTATTCTCCTAGTTTATAGAGGGCAGTCTAAACCACCCTCTATATATTTTATATGCTACAATGGAAATTGACACATTATTATTTTTGCACTTGCATCTATAGCAGTTGCACAAACAGCATCAGTAACAGCACCAGATACATCTAATGTTGAATCTCCTGCTCCTACTAATGTTAATGCGTTACCATCAGCACCTGCTGTTAAAGCAGTTGTTAATGTTGCTGGTCCAGTTACCTGAATCCAACAATATTCTTCAGTAGCTGGTGCTGATTGAAGTACGCCAGCTCCTGCTCTTGCAGTATCACTAACATCAGCAGTAACAATAGTTGTTTGTCCTGCTGAAGTACCACTAGCAGCGTAGTATCCTACTACATTGCCAGCAACCGCAGCTACTGATCCTGCTCCAACTACATATTGAACATATTTATAGAGTTTACCATCAGAAGTTTGACCTATTTGACCTAATTGAAAGTCAACAGTCGTACCTGTTGCGGTAATATCTATACCCATAATATAAGACATAATATTTTACTCCTTTACTATGCTTGTATGATGCCTTGTCTTGCACGATTTGAAACAGTCATGTTACCTGCCCAAACTACTGGCAATACCATTGCATCTTGGTTAACAGAAGCCTTCTCACCTAAAGGAGTAAATTCTCTACCTTTAGCTGGACGAAGGAATAAATAGTCCGTATTCAGCATATACATAGCTGTTGCGGTACATTGATCGTCATAAAACACAGGTGCATTCATAAACATTAAGTTCATAAATCCAGCACTTGCTTTATCATCACTTGTAAACCTTTGATTGGTTTGTAGTGAAGCCCAATAATATTGGAAATAAGTAGTGCCAGCAACTATGCAATCAGGTTTATCTGCACCTCTAATACAACTCAACCATAAAGTATTCATAGCTGTTTGTATTGTAGTTGCACTAGCTGTTACACCTTCACCAGAGAAATCATAAACTTGATTTTTCCAGAAAGTATAAGTTCCTGAGTTAATTCCACCAACAGTATTTCCAACTGTTCCTGGAACTATTAAAGCTAGTCCACCTAAATCTTTACCATCAGTTCCTGTTCCGTCTGCGTATAAAGAAGTCGCCATTGTATTTTTCAATGACTTTTCAAGGTTTTTAACCCTTGATTTTAATAAGTTAAACACTTGCTCTTTTCCAGAGTTTTCTACTTGCTCTAGTCCAGAAATCACAACATTACCTGCTAATTGCTTATAATTAAACTCGGCTGCTGTGAATACATTACTTGTTGAAGTATCTAACACTTCGTAGCCACTATACCATTTTGTAGTGCTATTTGCTGCATATTCTAATTCTTGCACAATAGTTCTACCACCAGCTACGATTTTGTTGCCTTTTTCGTTTATTACACGAAGTAAAGCGTTGTTATTAGTGATATTGTCTGCCATTGTCCTGCTATAATTAGCAAGAGTGGTAGTAACAATCTCAGTAAATGTACTATTTGGAGATGCCATTTTATCTGCTCCCTAATTAATTATTATACCCTGCATCTCATCTGCTAAATCCTGCTCCCTCAATATTTGTCATTAACAAACTATCCAAATCAGTCGCTTTTACAGAACCTTTCGGTGGGTTAGCAGAACTAGAAGGTTTTACTTTTCTAGCTTTTTCTACGGCTGCTTTCCTTTTGCTATCTTCCTGCTTTTTTACAGTTAATTGTGAGTTCTTTAATGTTTCTTCATATAAATCATCATCAAGTCTAACTGCTTTTTTGTAAGCATCATCTAAACCTTTTGCTTCTCCAGCATCTATTAAATTACCCATTTTAACTCTAACTTTGTCAAAATGTGGGTGCATTAAATCGCCTTTTGCATCAGTTTTAGTGGAAAATTGCTCTACTGTTTGCTCTGTTTGTGCAACTGTTGATTGTATATTTTGTTGTTTAAATTGATTAAGTTCAGACATAATTTGCTGATTTTGTTGCATTAATTGGGCAATTTGTGGGTCTGGATCATTCCAAGACTCACTCTCATCTTCTATGGACGACAAATTTATTCCGTAACCTTGTGCAAGTTGTCGAAGTGCCATTTTTGGGTTATTTCGAAGTGCTGCATCAGCATTTAACAACCTAGAAATATACTCTGCTTCTGATATTCCTGTAGCTGCAATATTCTGTTTAGCTGGTTCTATAACCTTATTCAATGCTTCAATATTTTTGCGTTGTTCCGCTAAATCTTGTGTCTTTTTAGTATAATCAGAGGTCATCTCTTTATCACGCTTTATCATAAATTCTTGTGATTCTGGTGGTAAAGTATCAAACACTTTTTTTACACTATCTGACCAGTTTTTAGGAGCTTCTAATTTGGATTCCGTAGAATTTTCAGAAACTTCTTCTGTATCAGGATTTTCTTCTGAATTTTCCGATTCTGGTTGATCTTCCTCATGTTCAGTAGCTAACTGATCCAAGCTTTCAGATTCCTCATCTTCCTTTTCAGGAGAAGTTAATTTTTCTGCTGGTACTGTAATATCTTCTTTAGATACTTCATTAGATTCTTCTTTAGAAGTTTCTTCTTTTGGAGTATCCGTTTCTATTACAGTTCCTTCAAGAGCTTCACCGATTGAACTTTCCAATACAGCGTCCAAGCTCATTGGCTCTTTTGCTGATTCCTGTATTTCAGGAGTGCTTTCTTCTGCCATGTTATACCTTTCTTATTGTTGCCAATTATCAGGTTTTGCACTATTTGTGCGTTCTCCACCTGACCAATCGTTACCAATTTGACGGATTCCATGCCGTCTTTCATGATTTCTTAATCCAGAACGACTACCTATTACAGTTTTATCAACTGGACTAACAAATTCTTCTATATCAGACATTACTTGCAAAGATTTCCCTCGTCTAGTTCTTTTTTTATTAATATACTCTTTGCCACCTGACCAATTTATATCTTCATAATTCTCTTTATAGCTCATTCCATAGCCTTTTCTGCTAATTTTACATCAGTATTTAATAATGCTAAATCTTCTTTTAAAGCATTTCTTTCTCTTGAAAGTTCTGCTTCAGACTGTATTTTAGTCATTTCTGCACCTGATTTAGCTTGAATATCTGCTAATTTACCTTCTTGTTTCATTTTTTCTCTTTGTAATTCTGCTTGTGCTTTTAACTGTGCAATTTTCTCTCCTTCGCTAGGTTGTGGAGGAGCTTGCATTTGTTGTTGTAATTGTTGCATTATCTGTTGTTCTGTTTGGTCTATAACTTCTTCAAAATCTCTACCAACTTTCCATGCACCTACTAAAAATCGTAAAGATTGAAAAGCGATAGGCGTCAACAAAGGATTAGCACTAGATACGGCAATAGCTGTTTCTAAATATGCTCCCATTGTTTGCAAAAACTCTATTCTTGTTTGTCTTTCTGCATTTTCATCAGCAA